TTAATTCATTTGGGGCATAACATTTCGATAAATATTTAGAATAAGGAATGATATATGCCCCGACTCAGTCTTTGGCGTCAAGATAAATCAAACGATTACAATTTTTTCGATGCTAATATTAGGGAACAATTTGATATAGGCGGAACTGCATTTTTAGTTCACAAATATTTAGGTCCCGAAAACGTAGGCGAACAAAACGATTCGTCGCAACCTAACCACCATGCTTCGATGGATGGTGCATCAGAAGTAACAATTCAAGACATGTTATTAATGGAAAATAGGGACAGGAAATATGATCCTAATATCTATGAATTGCGTGGCATATACAATGTTAGTGATAACGACTTCGATCTTTCACAATTTGGTTTCTTTTTAACAGCAGATAATTTATTTGTATCATTTCATATTAATGACATGATTAGTAAACTTGGTAGAAAGTTAATGTCCGGTGACGTATTAGAATTACCGCATTTACGTGATGATACATTATTGGACGAAGATAACAATGGTATTAATAAATTTTATGTTGTTGAAGACGCTAATAGATCGTCTGAAGGATTTTCTCAAACTTGGTATCCGCATGTATGGCGAGTAAAAGTAGGACCAATGACAGATACACAAGAGTTTCAAGATATTATGGAAAATGATACTGATGTATTAAGTACATATAAAGCAGAAATAGAAGTATCTGAAGCAATAGAAAAAGCCGCAACAGAAGAATATGATGGTACATTAAAAACATCTCATTTATTTGATTATGATACTGTTACGTTATCTCGAGGTACACAATTTCCTGCTAGTCCTACCGAAGGAGCATTCTTTTTACGAACAGACTTTACACCACACAGAATGTATAAACGTGTAGGAACAAGATGGGAATTTACAACAGATACTAATCCAAATGATGATAGTTGGGAAAGCAAAGTATTCACACAAAGAAGATTTACAAATAACACAGATACAGTTACAGTACCTGGAACAGATGTTAAATCAAAACAAGGACTATCTAGTACAATAACACCTAAGGTAGATGACTAATGGATTTCTTTTACGACAAACAATTTAGAAGATACATACAACAATTCATGAGGTTGTTTGCTAATTTTCAAATCGAGATAGATAGAGAAGATGAAACATACAGAACTGTGCCTGTTCGATATGGAGATGCTACAAGAATGGCATCACATATTTTAAAACAAAATTCTGAGAATGTAATTAACTCTGCACCATTTATAAGTTGCTGGATACAGTCATTAGAAATGAGCCCTGAAGCAAGACGAGCTCCGCACGAAATAGATAAAGTGCAAGTATACGAAAAGAAATTTAATTATGCAACAAATACATATGACAACGAACTAGGCGATACATATCAAATAGAAAGGCATATGCCTGTACCATATAATTTAACTATGCAAGTAGATGTATGGACTAGCAATACTGATCAAAAGTTTCAATTACTAGAACAAATACTAACATTATATAATCCTTCAATAGATTTAAATTCAACAGATAATCCTTTTGATTGGACAAGATTAACTGTCGTAGAAATGACTGCTACACAATGGACTAATAGGTCCATTCCTACAGGTGCAGAAGATATAATAGATATTGCTACATTAACATTTAAAATGCCCGTTCATTTAACTGTACCTGCAAGAGTTAGTAGACAGACACTTATTCATAATATTATGTCTTCTGTTTTAACTGCAAAAAACAGAACAGAAATGGATACATTTAGGTCCACAGGTACAATAACAGGTGCTCCTACAAGTTATCAAGTTACTACATTTAAAGATAGATATGTAAGTTTATCGGGCACAACATTAACATTATTAAGCGAAGGCGGATCGGCTACAACTACAACATGGACAGATTTGTTAGAAGAACGATCCGCAGAATTAAGACCGGGCATTAGTCAAGTTAAACTAATGGATGCAAATATAGAAAGCGAAGCAAATTTTCAAGTATTAGGTACATTATCTAGTATTTCAGATCAAGAAATTACAGTAACAATAGATACTGCTTCGTTACCTACTAATTCCTTAGAAACAGCGACAGTAAATAATATCGTAGATCCTACATATCAAGGACCTTTAAACTACGGATTACCTGCGTCGGCCACAGGGCAACGATACATAGTAACTAATGATGTACCAAAAGGCGGCAATTGGTGGGGCAATGTTGAAGCACATAAAAATGATATTATTGAATTTACAAATGAAGGAGGCGCATCGGGTACAATTACAGTAGGTGCGACTTATAGTGTTAACACGCAAGAAGGTAATCCAAGAGGTATTACGTTTAACCATGACGGAACAAAAATGTTTATTGTTGGTACAAGTGGAGATGATATAAATGAATACTCTCTTTCAGTAGGATTTGATCTTTCATCCACAGTTACCTTTGTAGACAGTTTTAGTGTTAGTTCACAAGAAAACGGCCCAACAGCAGTAAAATTTAATGCTGATGGGACAAAAATGTTTATTACTGGAGTGCAACATAACAATGTGCATGAATATGCATTGACAACAGGATTTGATGTATCAACTGCAAGTTTTACTCAAACGCTTGTTACTACTGTCGACACTGATAATTTCGGACTTGACTTCAAACCTGATGGTACCAAGATGTACATTACAGGGGCAGGTAATGACAAGATATATGAATTTAATTTATCTACCGGATTTGACATTTCAACTGCAACATTTAATCAGGATTTCAATGTAGGCAATAACAATGATAGTTGGGCTTCTGGGGATTGGGAACCATTTGGTATAGAATGGCACCCTAGTGGCACAAGATTGTTTATAGTTGGTACCGGAGGTAATGAAGTAAATTTATATAAATTATCTACAGCGTGGGATATATCAACAGTTACATATGTAGAACGTTATCATATAGGAGGTAATCCTTCAGGTTTACACTTTAGTTATGATGGTACAAAAATGTTTACTGTCGGAAATCAAAGTGACCTAGTAAGATCATATACACTTTCAATTCCGTATGTATTTACGGAATATGTTGGTGGCTGGTCTTTAAGTTTTGATGCTAGTGAAACATCAACTACAAAATTTACAACAAATTCAAATGATAATACAAGATGGGTATGGAATGGTGTTGAATGGAAGAACGCCATTGAAAGAATTTATCCTGCAGGATACTGGAGATTGTATCTATGATTAATGGCGTAGGCGCCATTTTTCTTTCTCTTCCTACCAGTAGAATACTACTCCAAATGCGATCAAAAAATGTTAGCCATTCAGGTACATGGGCATTTTGGGGAGGCAAAGCAGAAAAAGGCGAGCAACCTTTAGATACATTACAACGAGAATTAGAAGAAGAAATGGGAACAAATGTTCCTAATTACTACAATATAGTTCCGTTACATGTATTTGAATCTAAGAATGGGTTTAATTATAAAACATTTATTGTAACTGTATTTAGAGAATTTGTACCCGAATTAAATGGCGAGTCTAGTGGCTATTGTTGGGTAGACATTGGTTCGTGGCCTAAGCCATTACATAGTGGTGCTAAATTAGTCTTTTACGATAAATCGTCTATAGATAAAATAAAGACAGTAGCAACTAATTTAAAAGATAAACGTCCTGATGCAAAGTGGATGGGTAAACAACAAAAACCTATAAAAGTTTAGGCCTTCTTATCCTTCTAAAAAGATTATACATTTTTGCTAACGACAATCCCGGAGATACTTCTTTAAAACTTGTTGTTGCTATACTATAATCATCTAATTCGCTAGTAAATGGAATTTGTTCTATTTTTACTTTTTTATGAGTATTAAATCGAACATAACATAACGGATCACCTTTTTTTATATCTATTATTGCATTATCGGTTATTATTTCATATGCAAAATCTAGTGGACGTATCCAACTATGAATATTAAATGCTCCGGGTATAGTTCTAAGATATTTAAAATAAGATAATTCGTGCATATGTAAAAAAGGTGATACTTGTTCTATATGCAAATCTTTTTCATCTGTTACAAATAATTGATGAAAGGAAAAACTAATTAATGGATTGTTATTTTTTTCTAATTTAAGTCTTTCGTCGGGCCTATGTTCTGGGCTCCAATCTCGCTTTCTTTCATTAAAAGAAATATAAGGAGGACTTATAATTTCGTTATATGTGATTTTTGCATCAGTGTCGCTTACTTTTTTATATAAAAAATTAATATCTAATGGCGATTTTAATATATACCAATTTTTTAAAAAATCTGTAAATGCAGGACAAAGTTTAAATGAAGAATCTATATTGGTATATAAATTTTTATACACAGATTCGGGTTCTTGATATATTAATGCGATTTCAGGCGTAGTTGGTGTCCAACCTATTTTAATCATTTTTTTACTTTAATATCAAATTCTGATTCTAAAAAACTGACTTGTGCTATTCTTGGAAAATCTTTAAAAGCATTATCTGTATGGTAAGCACCATGATACAAGTACCCCGGATGCATTATACATCTATTATATTCCATAGGCACTACTAATTCTAATGTCCAATCATTTGTCCAATTACTATCATAATAACACGAACCATCTTCCATTTCTCCTATAAATTCTTCATCTTCTTCTAGCCTAAGTAAATCAGTATGTTTACTTCTATATATTGCAGTTCCGCCATTGCACTCAGATCCTTTATTAAAGTATACATTACTTGCAAGTTCTTTTATTCCGTCTGTGTGTATTCTATTACCGACTGCTTCTTTAGGTTGATCTTCGATCCATTGAAATACATTTGTTATGAAATAAACTTGTCTTTCCTCATTTAATAAAAATTCGTAATAATGAGACATTATATTAGAAAGGGGTGCAACAAATGGGAGATCGTCCCAACAAGACATATTATGCCTACAATCATAGTACTGTTTAAAATTTAACGAATCAGGAGTATTTTTCCATATAGGAGCAGGAGTATCAAGAATAAATTTTCTAATATCGTCGGGATTTTTATAAAAATTATCAATCATTAAAATAAGATCGTCTTCAAGTCTTATTTTTTTAATAGATAACTCTTCGTTGACTTCAAATAGTTCGCTAGGTCTAAATTTTTTCATTCCCCCATCCTTCGCAACCTATATTAAAAGTTACACCATATTTTGTTTCCTTTTTCATAATTTGATCTGCTTGGTGATATAGCCAACCGGGCCATAGTAAAAGCAATCCTTCTTTGTTTTCATATCTCATAGTATCTTGCGTATACTGATTCATAGTGTAAAAAGTTATACTTGAACTATTATTTAAGTAATATATTCCCGATATAAATGTACCTGTATGATTATGTATTTCATGATAATGATATTGTTCTGTAATATTAACCCAACTGCTTTGTATATATGTTTTTCTTTTGTTTTGTGTTTTACTTATTTGTTCGTTAACCCTGTTATTTTCTAATAATACATTATTTGCATAAAAATCAGATCTTTTAATAATTTCATCAAATAATAATGAAAATTTATTGTAAGGATCTGTATTATGTTCTGCTAATTCGTGTATATTATCTATGGTATAATAAGAAGTATATCCTAACGGATATTGTCTAAAACAAGTTGCTCTACCTGTTTTGTCTAATTCTTTTATTGAATCAGAAGCTTTTATCAACTCTTCATTATCAACATCGTATAGATAGTCTTTAAAAATAGTTACAGGAAATAAATCATCAAGTGGCATTATAATATTGTTTCATTAATGTTATTTTATTTTCAGAATTAAATTCTATAATGATTGTAGGTTTTTTTAAGATTTCAGGAGATTCGGGATCATAATCTGCGGTAATTATTACTGCACTATCATATTCGGTGATTTTAAAGTTTGGCCAATCATCAGAAAGACCTTCATTACCTGTAGTAGATGGTCCTACATTTTCGTTAGTATCTTGTTTCTCATCTTTTATATCTTCTATAAGATCTTCTTGTTCTGTTAGAACTTCATCGGGATAAACTTTATCATATAATACTCCGGTCGACCATTGTCTAGCCCCAGGTTCTAAATTAATGTTATAATATTTTTTACCGCCTTCCTCTACATTTACCATATTATCATAAAAATATTCATGAAATTCTGTGCGTTCTTCTTCTGACCACGGTTTACCTTCTCCTGCATTCTCCTTACAATAATTCATTAATTCTATCACTCGATTAGTGATTTCAATCTTTGTCATAAAATTTTCCGTCGTGTCCTATTAATTCCCATGCATCTCTATACTTTTCAGATGGTAACTCGTCTATATTAAATACTTCAGAGTATGCCCATTCTTTCTTTTCAGGCATATAAGATAATTTAGCAATTAATTCTTCTAATCCTATTTTTAAGTTTACAGGTATAATTATAATAACAGATTTATCGGGTTTTTGCAACAAAATTCTTTTGTCTGTATAATTTAATTCATACATATCTTTTGTTGCAACAAATTGGTCATCATCGTCTGGTACAATAGCATATGTAGTTGTTAAATCGGTTTGATTCCATCCATAATAGTAATTATAAGTTTTATCTTTATCCATTATTTCTGGTTGAGGCACAAATAAAAAATTCCAAGCAGATCTATTTAATATAAATGGAATATTAAATGCACTTAAAATTCTTGTAGTTTCAAAAGGTCCTGAAATCATTTCACAACCTGCAATTTCGTTAAAATCTTTACGTTGTCGTATATCGATTGTTTTTTCAAATAATTTATGAGAAGGTTTAAATGTTAGGGTTTCAGGCCAAAGTTTATCTAAGTCAAAACAATTTTCAACTTCTGATAAATCTAATTCAAAATTTAAATAATATTCTTTTAATTCTATTAATCTATTACTATCTTCTTCTAACATTTCCTTATCTATTTTTTCTATTTCATAATCAATAGAAAATTGTAAATTTGTTTGAAATATATTTTTTGCTTTTTCGATATTAACTTTTAAAGGCATGTTACCACCATTTGACTATTGTTACATGATTTGTAGTTGCAGGTGTCAACACACCTGTAGCAGGAGCACTAGCATTTATTATGCCTGTCATAGGTGCTCTGACAAGATCTCCTGCTTGATTTCTTTGTAATATATTTGCTCTTGTATAATATAATGTATGATTTTCCCAAGCATGAGGTAAAGGATAATTTGGGAATACAGTTGCCCAAGAACCTTCGTAATATTCATTATTGTTATATTTTGTCTCAAATGTAGATCCAGAAGAAGTTTCTTGAGTATATGATAATGTTTTTCCGTCAAAGTCTGTATCAGTACCAGTACCAAGATCAACACCTGTAGTATCATTAGTTAACTTCCAAGTATCAACATCTCCGTTTTTATTGGTCATAGACCATGACCAATATCCAATTTCTTTTCTATGTGATTTATTTTCAAAAATTTCAGTATCTGCTCTATCCTCATATCTATACGTATATCTATATTCAAATCTATATTCATATCTATATTCTGATCGAGCAAGATATCTATATTCATAAGATGCTCTGTCAACATATCTCCCTACTGCCCGAGTCCAATACCCGTATCTGCCTTGATGGACATATCTATATCTAAAAGGTCCCCAGCCTCCAGATCTACGCTGATATATGACACCTCTAGCAACATACGCATATCTATATGTAGATCTTATTTCGTATCTTCCGTATCCTGTTGCCCGTACTTCTTCTCTAGCCGAAGCCCTTGCAACATCCCTGGCCGTTGCTCTTGCTATCAATCGTTGAGGTTGTCGTTCTGTATGTCTAGACTCACTAGTTTGATAACTTATATCATCAACATCAACTGTTGTGTCTAATTGTGTATAACCAAATAACGGAGTGCCTGTATTAGGATGAAGCTCTGCATCTACATACTGTGATTCGGCTTTAAACTTATCATATGTTGAATCTTCAATATAATCAGTCGAATTAATAGTATCTAAAAGCAACCAATCAGTGCTTTCTCCTCTACTAGTTCTCTGCGACATTAGATTTATGTAATTTTTATATTCTGTTAAAAATGATTCGACGCCTTTTCCTGAAATTCTAAGTTTGTCTAATGTAAATGTATAATTTGTATATGTAAAAGGAAGTTTATTAAAACCGGCTTGTTCACCTAAATTGACATGATCTAACGAATCATCTAGAAATCCTGCTAGTTCTTCAGCTACTGTTTTAAAATCTACTGGAATAGAAGATGACCTATAATTAACAACTTCTTCTATATGAGCAGTAAAATGTATACTGGGTGTAAATGGTCCTGTTTGATATTTAACCAGACCTTGACGTTGAACAAATCCTAAATATGGATTAATAAAATCATCCCAATGCCCGTAATTAGTCGGTGAGCTTGGATTATTTTGTTGGCCGTTTTGTCCTGCACATAGCCCCCATTTTCCGTAAGTTGAATCTGTATACATGCCATCATAATCGTTAAATTGAGGCCATGTTTGATTTTGTGTACACGGGTTATCTAATCCTAAAGCATGATGAGCTGGTTCAGGATTATTACCTTCCTCTGTATCTTGATGATTAGTAAGACCTACTCTAACACTAGAGTCATATGAACTAGGTATCTGTATTAATAAGTATCCGTCCATATTTTTAAATTTTATACCTGTCTTCCAAAAATAACTTTTATTGGCAAACTCTCCTACTCCAGGATCCCCATCATGATACCTGGCACCATTTAGCCTACTTAATACTTCAGGATAATCGCCTGGACTTGTGTTTGTATCAGGATCTACAAAATAAGATTGAGATGCGGAAAATTCAGTCGAGTATGCTGGTGCATTGGTTGTTTTAACACCTGGATTAAAAACTATTATACGACCCGCCGAATCTACAGCCCTAAACCACCATCTGTAGTTATTAGTCACAGTCGGCGTATGATTACCACCATATTGATTCCAAGGATAAGTATTTCGAGACCAGTTACTTCCGCCAGTAAATGGTTTTCGTCCCATTAACAATCCGCCAGTATATCCTGTTCTGGTATATTTTATATCTGTTAATTTGTGTAAAGAACTACCTTGTCTAAAACCAGTGTTAGAAAAAAATAATACTATTGTATCGGGATTTAAATTCTCAACCTCCCACGTGTACATTATATTTCCGCCTTGGCTGCTTTGAACAAAAAAATCATCATCTTGTGTAAATGTAGCAGTAACTTCACCTTGCCATGTTTTTGTATTCGATGGACCAATATCAACTATCTTTTCAACTGTTGGTATCGCATCAGGATTATCAACTTGGTCTCCCATAAACAACCGTACTTTCATTCTTGATTGATTCCAAGGATTAGAATTATCATACTGTCCGGTAACTTCAATATGTTCTGATCTTATATACCATGTTAATTTTTTTAACATCGAATCATTAACTGGACCATGAAATGTTTGCCTAAATTTATAATTATCGTAAAAATCTAATTGATAAAAAGAAGCAGGATCCCATTGTTGAGAATTAGTTTGTGTTGATTCATCAAAATAATCTTTGTACGAAATATGTACGGTTTCGGGATTCCGAATAGCTCTAGACATTAAATATACTCAAGTTGAAAAGTTTGAAAATTAGTTGCCATTTGTGTACAGGTATTTGTCCAATTATTTATCGTTGGCTGAGTCATCCGCATTCTTGCCATGAGCCGAACCGGAGCTGACAATTTAGCTTCGTCTGAATATATAACACCTTTAAGAGAATTAACACCAGAGCTTGGAAAAGAATAAATTTGATGATTTTCTCCTTCGTCTTTAGCATATTCTGCGGATACACCTAATTTAACTGTTGGCGTACTTAAATCTTTTAACCAGGCATAGATATATAAATTCATATCTTCGCCATTTGAATACTCAAAAACTTGACCTGCAGGTATTGAAAGGGAAAAAGAACTTGTTAGTTGTATAATATGTACTTTGCCTTTAGTAGCATCAGGATCTCTAAATATTATTCTAGCAGGGCTCAGCACCGACAAAATAGCATCTTGATAGTTTCTTAATTCTACAGTATATATTCCACCGGATAATGATTCTACAAATGAATAATTCTCTTTTCCATCGGGCCATAGTCCGCCTAGCCAATCTACATCTTCTGTGGTTGTTGGTGGTGGTGTCCATATAAATCCATTTCCTGCAGAATTTTGTGTTAAATAATGACCTGGACTACCTGTATTGTCTATTATTACTTCATTTATTCCTACAGAATCATTTTGCATCATAGATAAAGAAACATAATCATTACCTAAAATAACTGTATTACTGCTTAAATCTAAAGTATTTGCTAACTTAGGTACAGTAACAGAACCATCTAATATTTGTGTACTTGTTATATTATTTGGTGGTAGTGCAAATAAAGTATTTGTAATAGTAAATGCTGGTGCCCCATTTATTGAATCTAAAATATCAGGCGCATTTAATACAGTAGTAATGCCAGTAAACGAAAGTTGTCGTTCTAATTTATCTGCGGTTATTGAATAATCTTGTAATTTGTCTGTGCCAATACTATCATCTGCAAATGTTGTATTAGACATTGTACCAGTAATCAATCCACTTAAAACAAAATTAGAATAGTCTACTTGTGTAAGTTGAAAATTGCCTGACCCGTCTGACTCTAAAAAGTAATTTTGACTATGGCTAGGATCGGAACTATTTTGTATTTTTAATTCATTATATCCTACAGTATTTGCTCCAGGTGCGTTATTAGCAAATTGTAAATTAACCGGTGTAGATCCTAAAACAAATTCAAACCTATCATCTGTTTCGTTCCACCTGATCATTGCAGTATCTTGAGCAGGTCCTCTATAAATTTCTATACCTGCAACTCCGGCGGTTACTCCAGGACCGGCATCGTCGTCATTTAATCGTATAATATTATCTTTAACAAATAAATTTTGTGTATCTACTTCTGTTGTTGTACCTTCTGTTTTTAAATTGCCTGTAACTGTTATATTTGTAACAGTTACATCTGTAGGAAAGGTTATTGAAGATGATGCTGATAAATCCAATGATGCCGCTAACTTGCCACCTGATATAGTTCCATTAGCAATATCTCCATCGGATATTGTTAAATTTTCTATCATATCACTTGTTATTGTACCTGTTGCAATATGATTTGCAGGTATAGGTCCTGTTATGGCAGTATAATCTATAGGATACGAACCAGGTGCTTCCCAAGATAATGCACCTGTGCTAGATACTTTTAAAAATTTATTTGCATCGCCTGATGTAAATGTTAAATTTAATTCTCTATTTGAAATACTATTTTCTGGTAATGTAACAGTATGAGATGCTAAATTAAGAGTTGTATGTAATTTATCAGATGTTACAGATGCGGTTGCTAGATCAACCGCTTGTATAGATGCATCATTAATTTTTACACCTGTTATTGCACTATCTGAAACTAATCCTGTTGATATTTTAGTTAATGGCATTATCCAAATACCCTCCAAGTGCTTCCATTATATACTAGTCCAAAATTTAATACTTTAGTATTAACAACTAAATCATCAGCAACATCCATAATTGTACTACCGTTTCTATCTACTGTCAACGGATAATCCTGGAAATGTCCTCCTGCATCTACAACTCTAATAGTATCGTTTTGATTAGGCGAAGCAGGCAATGTCATTGTAACTTGTCCATTTGTTGTATCGACTTGAACAGATTGACCTGCATATGCAGTAAAAGGAGAATCTGTATCGCTTTTATAATCAAATCCTCCAGGATCAAACGAAGTAAAACTTAAACCGCCTGCACCATTTGTTGTTAATGCTTGGCCTACTGTACCATCTGTAACATTTAGTTCATCAATTCCTATTGTATTAGCACTTACTGTCGTTATATTAATAGGAGATGCTTCTATATATTTTACCAATATTTTAGATCCTATTGGCGGAGATTCTGTAAATACAACTTTTGTACCAGCAGTATTAATACCATATGCCGCAGTAGGTTCTTGTGTTAACCCATCTATAGAAACAAATAATTGTTTTTGATCTACTACTGTAAATGTTAAAGTGAACTCAGTATCACTGCCGTTACCTGTAAAAATATCTTGTTGTACTTCGGCAGTATCTATCTGCTTCTTCTTTAAAAACTTCATGTTGTTTCTCTAACTACCCATCCTGTAAGGCCTGCACTTCTAGTAGATACGAAATATACAAGCTCATATTGAACTCCTTGTGTATTTACAGTCCATGTAGCGGTACCACTGCCTGGAGTGTTAATACGTAAACCATTTGGATCTATTATCCAACTATTAGTATGATTTGTTCTAGTTGCATCTATTAATACTATTCTATCTCCCATTTTTGCACTATTAGGCATTGTCAAATTCATAGGAAGTCCAGTTAAAGCTCCCGAATCTATCATATAATTTTTATTAACTGCTAATTGATAATTATCAGTTTTAACTTCAATATAATTATCTATTACTCGTCCTGGTATTCGTAAATCTGTGCCATCATAATCATACCCTAATTCATCTGCTTCACCTATACTAAATGAATAATTATGTATCTCAGAAAAATAACTATTATCTACTGTAACTGTAAAAGAATATTCAGATGATGTTTCGTATGTTCCTAATGTTCCTGTTAATTTTCCTGTACGTTTGCTAAATGATAATTCTGAAGGTAAATTACCTATTAATGTGTATGTTATATCACCAAACGATTCTCCTGCCCATGATGTAACAGTTGCAGATAAATCTTGGTTTACAACATTGCTTGAATTATATGTAGCGAAATTAACAGCAGAAGTAGCCCATGTAGCAGTCCAGTCTGCTATCTGAAATGCAGGATTAAATCCTATTAAATTTGGTGTAATTGTAGTTGGCGTATATTCCATATGAAATAAATTATCTTGCCCGGATGGTGCTCGTTTTGTTGTTACTGCATCAGTAGTATTCCAACGCAATCTCCATTTTCTTGTATTATCATTTGCTCCGCCATTTAAATAATCTACATTCCATGCACCTGTAACCCCTGGATGGGCAGGTACTGTAACTCCACTCATATGTAACAAACCATCTGTGGAATCATGAGTTGTTAAACTAGCAGGTGTAGATGTTGTTCCTGTTTTTAATACAGATCCATATATGTTTGTGCCACCTATTTGTCCGTTTGCATTTGCTTGTTTATTAATTAATTCTATTTCAATTTCATCATCTGTTGTGTTTGCTTTAACTACATGCCAATCATTTAAGACCCACGGATTTGTTCCCAAAATACTACCTGGATCCATACCTGGTGGATTCACAGAATAAATGTCAGGATCTAAACCTGCTCCGCCTGTTGCTCCTGTTATCATAATCCAATCATCAGGTTTAACTCCGTGATTTGGCCATGTTATCATTATAGAACCTGAACCCGATGTTGTTTTTAACGGATTGTCGGGTAATTTTACTTTATTTGCTATTTTAGTAATTCTATCAGTAGACGAAGCCCCATATGAATTCCATGTTATTGCCGACGAAGGTACTGTTACTGCATTATTTGATATATTTTGTGCATGTACTACACCATAAAATTCTTCTCCGATTACATAAGGAAACATAGGTTCTGTACCTGATGTTTCGATTGTTGCGAAATATGCATAGGTTCCGTTCGGAAATTCAGGTGTTACACATTCTCTACCATTGTATTCATCTAAATGTCTGTTAGCCACTGTACTATCATAAATATAATCTTCTATAAAAGTTCCTAAAGGATATGTAGCATTTACAGCAGGTCCGTGAGTTGTATTACTTTCTGGAGAATAAGATCCTGAAGTTACTCTAACAGAACAAGTTCGTACACCGTCAGTTGCAGGATCATATTCACTAGCAGTTTTTAATCTCCAGCCTGGTATCATTTTTGCAATACTACTAGAAGAATTATTTGCCGTGCTATAACCATGCGGTCCGTATATAGGATAACCATCTAACGCCCATCCAATTATTGGAGAATGTATTGATCCACTATCACCTAATTGTGACCGTAATGTAGGAGATGCTGTTTTATAATTATATCTAAAATCTGATGTACAAAAACCATAATTAGTATCTTTAGAGCTTCCGTCTTTTACGAATGCATTCTTATTCCATACACCCCCGCCTGTGCTAGTTTCAAATTGTGCATTAACTGTATGCCAGCTATCTTGATCTTTTGTATTAAAAATTGGAACACCATTAACACTTACTCCTGTCATTCCTACCGGAGTTGCGGTTTTAGTACCTGTCTTTTTGAGTGGATATCTTGCAATCGCTTTAATGTAATTTTTATCTGCTGGCACATATCCGGCTCCTGAAGAACCTGGAAAAGGCCCAGTAGCATGTTCGGGTATGCCGGAATGATCTACATATACATAATCGTTATCGTATCTTATTGTTTGTATTAATGCAGTACCTGTATTAGAAATAGATCCTATACTATCTGTATGTGAACCATTCTCGTCTCTCCGTCTAATAAATGAATTAAATCTTATATCACGTCTTGCAGAAGCCGTTAACCATGACTTCATCTCTGCAGGTGATTTGGCTGCTACACTTAAAGCATGATCCTCATGAAGTTTATTACATATAACACCTGCAATTAAAGGACAAGAATATGATGTACCTGCTTGACCTAAAGTAGTTCCAAAATTTCCTCCTCCAGCATCATACCAACCTATGGTATTCAAATCTTCGCCAGGAGCAGATATTGTTACTGCACTACCATAGTTTGAAAAATATGACATCGCCCATTTTCCACTGCTACCACTTAACCCGCTTTCAGTATATCCGCTTAATGCATCAAATTTTAATGCACCAACTGTGATAGTATCTGATGTTGTTTTTGTTTCCCAATGTGGACCTGACATTCTAGCAGGTTCAATTACTTTTGTATCTATCGGTCCCTGAAATTGATTTTCACTAACACTAAAATCATTAAAACCATTACCGGCAGCCATACATACATGCACACCTGCACCAACCAATTGTCGCATAACATCATCTGTGTCGTCTGTTTGATCTGTATCGTCATCAAAATCTACAAATAAATTAGTTCTTGCAGATGGAGAATTTGCTATAGAATAATTTACAACCGTAGGAACGTCTGTGCCTTTTCCGTTGTGCCATGTAATTACTGCATTTAAGCCTAATAATATATCAGAAGTCCATCCTGAGTTAGCACCAGTACCTAACATATCCATTACCTTACATGAATATATATTTGCTTGTTTTGCTATACCTGAAAATCTTCCTGCGGCAAATTGGGCACAATGAGTACCATGTCCTTGTGTATCTTCATTGTTCCAATCCTTAGTGTTAGCCATTCCTATTGTACCATAATTAGGATGGTTATATACAGCACCATTTGTTAAGTTAAAACCAGGTAAAGGTCTTACTCTATTGGCATCAATATCATTTCTTAAATCAGGATGCGGAGTACCTATTGTAGGATTTATAGTAGCGGCAGTCCATGCTTCTCCTGCAAGTACACATCCGTGTTCATCCTTAATACTAGGATCGCTACAAGTGCCAAATCCACATTGAGTAGTACCTTGTCCTGCCCCATCTCTTGCACCTGCAACACCTGAATCAACAACAACCAAATCCACTCTATCTAAGCCATCAAACCTATAACTATATTCTCCGTTAGAATTAGCAGAAAAGTCTTCTTTAGACATAGCATCTAAATGCCAATAATAATTAGAACCGCTTAATAGTAAAGCAGTTTGCTTGCCAGCAGTAAAATCGGTAGTCTGTGGTTGGTCTGTAGTATCTGTTCCCATATTTACAGATGCTATATGTTGTTCGCTATCTTTTCTAATCGCAGCTATATCTGTATGATCAATCCATGTTTGTAATTCTGCATCATCGTCTGTATCTGCAATGATCCTATTTAAATTATCTAACTTTATAGCATTAGAAATATTTAGATCATCTATAACTGAATCTAATGAAGGACCTTCTTTTACTTTTAAAATATATCTCATGCTGCAACCTCTGTTGTGTTAACTACGGCAAACCATTTTATAGTTTGCCCACTTTGACCTTGTACTCGAATACGCAAAGCATCATTAGCGTTTATTGCATCTACCGTACAATCGTATGTAGAATCTGTTTTACCTAAAACTGTTTTCATAATTGTTCCAAGAATAGATGTTGTACCTCCTATATTAGTAATACAACCTTTAAAATTCCATGATGCAGATTTTTCATTACCTGACGACATGCCATATCTTTGGGCTACTAACATAATATCAAATCCTATAACAGTACCACTTGCTACTGTCAATCTCGAATTAGTAACACCTTTTACAAAAATTTCTGTTAAATTAGCGTTATCATTTAATGTTGTTCCTTTAAGCAAATACATTCCTTGTTTTGCATCGCCTGACGAAACAATATCTGCTCCTAGTGTTTGAACAATGTCGGTATCTGTTGTAATTGTTTGACCATCTAATTTTAAATTATCTACAGTCAACGATCCTGTAATATCATATGTTCCTTCTTCGTCTACTAGTTTTTTCCATGCACCAGCATGTCCGTAATAAGCATTACCTGTATTATGAACATGTGCAAACATACCATGATAAGAACTGGCAGATGGTAAATCTGAAAAATTTGTAAACACATTAGCAAAATAACTTCGACCTGTTGTGTATGTACTAGCAGTACCAAATTGAACATTACCTGTTCCGTTAGGTCTAAGAGTAATATCACCGTTAACAGTAGATGTTGTTATTTCTCTTGCTAATATATCTAAATCGCCGCCTAATTGAGGTGTAAGGTCGTCTTTAATATCTGATAGACCTGAACTGCCGCCGCCACCGCCTGTTGGAGCATCTACCCATTGTACACCCGAACCTGTAGATTCTAACATTTGCCCTGAGGTACCATAATTAG